GATGCAGCTGCTGAACCAGCTAGGGCTCTTAGAGATGTTAAAATCTCTTGGTCGATCTCAGCAGTGATCTCCTGTGCCAATGCGGCCATGATTTCTGCTTCGATGTCTATGCCTTGCTGTGCTTGTGCATCTTGAGCCGCTTCAAAAGTCCATCTTGCTGATAGCTTTCTTGATTTGGCTTCTACAACCTGCTTTAAGATCTGCACGTTTAATTTCTTACCTGCAGTTCCTTCAAGTGTTGCTGTTGCGGCACCTTTTGCAGGTGAACTGTCGTTACCTGAGTAAGATGATGCAATTTTAAATGGAGATAGAGCTTCGTCACCAGCTGCGATGTTTGTTGCACCGCCTGTTGTTGCGTCAGCATATCTAACTCTTAGTGTGTGGATTTGTCCAACTGGACCTGTCATAGGTTGAACACCAACTAATTCGTTGGCAATCACAGTTGGCATGACCCTTCTGATTACTGGCAAAATAACTCTGTTCAGAGTTGCTACGTTACCGGCTGATGTTGCGCCAGATGTTGCTTGCTCTGACAGGTATTTGCGTGTGTTCTCAAGGACCACATCCAATGATTTGGCTTTTGTTCCTTCGACGCCTTCCATTAAAGCGCCTTTAGTTTCCTGCCATTTACTTTCTAGCAATTGGGATGTCATTTTTTATTTCCTCTCCTTAATTAATACCTGCTAATTTGCGGATGTTTGTTACATCTTCGTCTGTTTCTTTTGCCTGTATACTTGCCTTTGGTTTATCGCCTGTTGTTTCTGTTTTTGATTCTGATATAATCGTTGACTTTCTGGCATCCTTCATTACGTGTGGAAGATACTTGTTGAAAGCTGTTTTTAAATTGTCAGTCTGCACTGTTTCTAACAGATTTGACATAACTTCTTTTTTGTCGCCTGACAGAGGCTGTAACATTTCGTTCAAAATCTTATCTCTACGATGTCTTGACTCGATCTTGTCTTTTGCGATCTTTGTTGACTCATAAAGTTTTGACTTTTCATCGATTTGTGTTTGGGCTTCTGCGAGTTGCTTCTGCATTTTGCGAACTTCTGAAGTCTCGTTGAGGTATGAAGTTAGATACTCAGAAGCATATGCTTCAAATATCTTTCTACCAAAATTGTTTTCTCTTGCAGTTTTGATGTCCTCTTTGAATTGAGTCATCTCTTTTGTGATATTCTCACTTACTACAGCTTCAACAATTTTGCTTGCCTTTTTAATGAATGCACTTCTAATTTCTGCAAATCTTTCCTTTGCTTCTTTTACAAGTTTCACACGAGTTTCAACAACTGATCTCTTGTCTGTTTCGAACTCAGTAAGTTCTTTTGCAAGACTTGATGTTACAAATGACTCAAGTGTTTTAATCTGTTCTGCCATTTGTTTTCTATCCTGTTGTAACTCTGCCATTTCATTGGCAAGTTGCTTTGTGATGAACTTTTGTAGCATTTCCATGTGTGGTTTAACGCCCTTTTTGTACATCACTCTTTGTGCCGCTAGTTGTTTTCTGTCTTCTACGAATTCAGCAATCTCTTTTTGAAGAGATTCATTAACTAGTCGATCCATTGCTTCAACCATTACAGACTTATCATGTTCATAACGCTTGGCAAACTCTTCCCTAACTTCTGTCTTAGCTTCTTCTTTGACTTCTGATATCTTTTGATCCCATGCTTCTTGAATTTCAGCACGAGTGTCTTCTGTTACCAGGTCTTTGTCAAGGAGTTGTTTGATAATGTCTAGCATGTTTAGTCTCCTTTAGCCTATTTTCAGGTCCTTAATTAATCGGACCACTCCATCTTTAAGATGTTTTTGTGCTCTTGCATCTGCTTTCACTGCCTTTGCCACTTCCAATACCTTATGTCCGTGTCTCATATTGAGAAGACTTTCATAAATTGGAGTTGGATAAGCATTTGGAGCTGATGGTTGAGCCACAACATCCACGGTAATAATGTCAAAGTCGGACACATTACCTGTTGTTTCGTCTACGTTGCCTGATCCCCTTGATGATACGCCTAGTTTTACGCCTGATTGTAGCATTGTTTCTACAAGTTTACCCATCGGAGTAGGTAAAATTTTTAATTTTCCATATCCATTGTTGCCTTCCATGTACATGTTGGTTAACATGTGTGATACTCTGTCTAAATTAATTTTTAGATCTTCTGGATGGTCAACTTCGCCGAGGACACTTTGGCCCCCAGCGATTGTATCGGATATTTTACTAACTGCTTTGTTGATTTCGAAAGTAGGATACACTCTCTGGTTTGCGTTCTTGACGTTACCTTGAATACAAATACCTTTCATGTACAGATCCTTACCTTCGTTGGAAGACTCAACAACAACCTTTGCTTGGTCAAATGTTAAGTGTTCAGATAGTACTTGCATATCCTATTTCCTTACTTAGAAGCCACAGGAGACGTTGCGTCAACTGATCCTTCTGTTGTTTCTGCCTTAGGAGCCATATCTAACTTTTGTGATTTTGAACCACCTGCGTTTTTGTATGTCTTGCCCATAGGCTTAGCAGTGTCACCTGTTAGTGCTTTGCCAACGCCGCCTTTTTCTTCTGCGCCGCCGCCAATGCTGTGTGCTTTTGCATCATTAACAGGTTTGTTTTTTCCAGCAACAGGTGATTTCTTCTGGTCAGCACCTGCTTCTTTGCCCATTTTTTCTGCACCGTGGCCTGATTTGACCATTTCTGCATATTCTTTAACGATAGTATCTGCGTCTTTTTCTGCTGACTCGCCGTGTGCCATTGCGTTGACTGGCTTGTCGTCATCTTTGTCCATCATTTTTGCAAACTCAGCCTTTAGTTGGTCAAGTTCTTTTTCTAATGGTTCAAACATTTCTTCAGTCTCTTCGTCTTGATCGCCATCGTCATCGAAATCACCGTCATGATCCATGCCTTTATCATCATCGTCATCGTCTTTGTCCATGTCCATATCCATGTGCATGCCTTCAGCTTCTGATTCGATGTCTGAAATTAGGTCATCAGTTTGATCACCACCGATCTCTTCGATTGTTTCATCTGTTGATTCTGCAGGCTCTTCTTTGTCTTCGTCTTCGTCTCCGCCTACATCTTCCTTGTGCATACCGGCTTTAAGTTCTTTTTTCTTATCTTTCTTATCACCGTGTGCCATTGCGTTTACTTTTTCTTTTTTATCTTTGTGCATTGCTTCGTCAACTTCATCTGCATCATCTTTGTCTGCTGATTCATCAGTTGATTCTGCTTCCTCATCTGCTAAAATGCCTTCATAGATTTGGCGTGATTTTTCAACAACTATTTCGTGGAAAACCTTTTCTGCCTCATCTTTCTGTTCATTTACTAACAGATCAAGGAGTTTTTCAAATTTTGACATGATTACGTCTCCTTTGCGGTAGATATTTAACAATATTGGGAGAAAGAACCTTTTTAAGACTCTTTTTTGGGCATTTTTTCCAAGTGCTGTTGGAAGTTGCTGTAGGTTATGTCAATCCAATTCTTTTTCTGTGCTATTTTGTTTGGAGATTTTTGGTTGTCCAACACAACATGGTAAAAATTAACATGAGAATGTTGTGTTACGTTGGTCGTCATTTGGTTTAGCCAGTTGCCAAAGTAAGTCCTGTCTGAATTGGCCTTGCGATAGCGTTCTGTGCCTTTGTACATATTGTTTAATTTTTTGCCATCCTTATCACCACCAACTTTTCCGTCGTTGTTTAGCCCATAAAAGTCCATGCCCAGGATGTAAATTGTTTGAAACTTCTTGTATTCGAGTGCAATTCGTGTTGCAGTAGGGCCAGAAGACCATCCCCAGTCTTTTGCAATGCGTTTGACACGTTGATCAGTAATTTTATTACGTGGATATGTCCACATTTCTAATTTATCAGGCACATTGTTTGCACAGATGTAATTCACTGTTGCGATATCAACACTGATCAAAGCATCTGGCCAAAAATCTTCGCGTAGTGGCAAAACATTCATGCCAATAATGTATCCTTTATGTTTTAATGTGTTGAGATCAAAGCCTCGCCTTGATTCCCCGTTAGCAATTATAAAACACACATCTCCTTTTGGCTTGTAGTCTGTGTCCTTTGGAGGAATAGGCTCTTTTGGTAGATCCAACTTGGGTGTAGGTGCAGGTTTTGGTGGTTGTTGACTTTTAAGTGTGTCTAGCGTGGCCTTGGCATTAGCAATCTGATCCGCTGTTAGCCATGCCTTGATTGGGCCAGTCTTGTTAAAACATGTGACTGTGTCTTCTCCACGTAAAACAGCCTCACAGGCCGCAATGCGCCATCGTAATTTTCTTCCTGCCATTGATGAATGTAGTTATATTATGCTATTTGAGCTGCGTCAGCAACTGATCCACCGTACATTTTTTTGTACAGTTCCATTGCTGTTTGTTTTTCTGAACGTCTTGCTTGAATGTGATGTCTCAACTCATTGATCATCTCAAGAGTTAGTCTTGATTTGCGTGTGTCTTCATCCTTGTCATATACAGTTTTGTCTTTTTCTGCATTGTATCTGGAATCATCCACAGCATTAAAAAATTCATTGAGTTGCATGTTTGTATTTACTCTTCTTCGCCTTCAGTGTCTTGGACACCTTCTCCTTCATCACCTGCATCCAGATCAACGTCTGGCTGTTCTGGTGTTGGATCTGTTTGTCCAGCAATGTCAGTGCCAATGCCACCAGTAGTTACTCCAACATTTCTTAGATCAGATCCTTTTACTGCATCATCTCTTGACTCGCCTTTTTCTTCCGACCACATCACTTGATTTTGTGCCATTTCTTCTTCTGATAATCCTAAGAAACGTTTCAGAGCAAATC